TATTTCTATAAAAATAGATTTAATGCATGGGTAGAAATTGGTAGTGCAGCATGGCAAAGTTCATTGTTCACAGTATTGGGAACAAAATCAACTCCAACTCCAGCGATCACTGCAAACAGTGATAGTTTCTCTATTACTTACAATTCATTTGTAGTTACTATTGCTCCAACACAAGCAACAGTTGATAACATTGTTACACAAATTAATAATGCAGGTATCGCTGAATTGTCTGCTACAAATGTTAACGGTAAGTTAGGAATTAGTATATCTTCATACAGAACAAATGCATCAGTTGCACTAGCTGATGTATCAGGTACATTGTTAGAAAAATTAGGTATCACACCTGGAACATATTATGCACCTGACATTGTTTACGGTGACAGTGCAAGTATGCCACTATGGTCATCAAGTCAACAGTATCCACACCCAACAGGTTCTGTTTGGATTAAAACAAGCACAGCAGGTAATGGGTTAGATTTGATTGTAAACAAATATTCAGCAGCAAATGCAGGATGGTCATCAGTCAATACTCCAGCATATACAAGTGCAGATGCAGCAAATGCAGACCTTGATAGTGTTGGTGGTAAAAATATCCCAGCAGGAAGCTTAATTGCCCTATACCAAACACGCAGAGGTTCATTAAGTCCTGTAGTTATCTATGAAAGACTAGCATCAGGTGCAACACTAATTACAGGTGGAACAAGTAATATTACTATCCCTTCAGGAAAAGTCATTACAGTTGCAGTAAGCCAACCCGGAACATTGACAGATGTTGTCTATTCATTTACAACTTCTGGTGGTGATTTATCATCATTCATCACAGATTGGACACACGCTAATATTGTTTACACTTCTATAACAGAAACGACTGATGGATCTGTACAATTGAGCCATGCATTAGGTGGTGAGATTTATGTTCACGATTATCAACCATCCGGTGGTAGTGGTGCAGGACAATCTGCAGGTGTATTGTCAGCATTAGGTTTAACTCCAGAAATGAGTATGAATGTTACTTATGACAAACCTTTCTTATACACAACAACTGTAACAAGCACATCAAATTCAAACAATGGCGGAAGTGCAACTGGTTCTGTTACATTGAATGTAACTTCATCAGGATTATACTATAGCATCATCAGTACTAACAGCACTGCAACTACTGGTTTTCAAGCAGGTGATACAGTTACATTCAGCGGTGCAGTATTAGGTGGCACAACACCAGCAAATGATTTAGTATTGAATGTGTTAACAGTTGATGGATCAGGTAAGATTCTTACTTTAGCATATGCTTCAGGTACACCAAGAGTTAACTATCTAACACACTTGTCAAACTGGGTAATGTTAGATTACACTGCTAACGAAGGTGCTCCAGCAGCATTACCACTCAACAGTACAAATTGGTACTATAGCACTGCTACTGAAGTTGACATTATGGTTCAACAAGGTGGTGCTTGGAAAGGTTACGGAAACGTAGCATATGATAGTAATGGTCATCCAGCACATACTGGTTCTAACATGACAGACCCAGCAGGTGTAATTATGAGTGCAACAGCTCCAACTACACAAAGTGATGGAACAACAGCAGTTGCATATGGTGACTTATGGTTAGACACGAGTGACCTAGAAAACTATCCACTAATCTATCGTTGGCAGTCAGTTAACGGTTACGACCAATGGGTCTTAATCAACAATGCAGATCACCATTCAAGTTCTGGTATTGTATTCGCTGACGCACGTTGGGGCAAAAATAGTAACGTTGACCCAGTCAACGATCCTATCCCAACAATTGCGGGTCTAATGACAAGTAACTATGTTGACTTAGACGCCCCTAATCCAGCACTATATCCACAAGGTATTTTGTTGTTTAACACACGCCGTTCAGGTTATAACGTTAAGAAGTTTACAACAAATTACTTTACAGCTAAGAATTTCCAAACAGGTAGCTTACCACTAGTAAGTTACACATGGGTAACAGAAGGTGGGTTGAAAGAAGACGGTTCAGCATACATGGGTCGTAAAGCACAACGTAATCTAGTTGTACAAGCGATGAAAGCAGCACTTGATACTAACGTAACAATCCGTGAAGAAGATAACTTCTTTAACTTGATTAGTTGCCCAGGATATCCTGAATTGCAACCAGATATGGTTACATTGAACAATGACCGTAACAATACAGCTTACATCATTGGTGACACACCATTGCGCTTGAAAGACCAAGCAACTGACATTACTAACTGGGCTAATAACACAGTTGGTGCTACAGAGTCAGGTGAAGATGGTTGGGTAACACGTGATGAATATTTGGGTGTATTCTACCCAAGTGGCATCACAACAGATTTGTCAGGCGCCCCTGCAGTTGTCCCAGCAAGTCACATGATGTTGCGTACATTCTTACGTAATGACACAATCGCTTATCCTTGGTTAGCAGCAGCCGGTACACGCCGTGGTACAATTGACAATGCTACAAACATTGGATACCTAGATGCAGCAACAGGTGAGTTTGTAACTGTTAAGAACCGTATGGCAATACGTGATGTATTATATACAAATCAAATCAACCCAATGGCATACTTCACTGGAATTGGTTTGTTGAACTATGGTAATAAGAGTTCATTTGCTTCACAGTCAGCATTAGATAGAACAAACGTAGGTCGCTTAGTCGCTTACATTCGTCAACAACTACAAATTGCTGCTCGTCCATTCGTATTTGAACCAAACGATGCATTAACACGTAGTCAATTGGCAGGTGTGATTCAATCATTATTTGTCGATTTAGTTGCGAAACGTGGTCTATATGATTACATTGTAGTTTGTGATGAATCAAACAACTATGCAGCACGTATTGATAGAAATGAATTATGGGTAGACGTTGCAATTGAGCCAGTAAAAGCGGCTGAGTTCATCTACATCCCGGTTCGTATTGTTAATACAGGATCACTAGCAGCAGCATAATAAATGGCGCGGAGACGCGCCATTTTATAAGATAAATAAAATATAGGAGAATATTATATGGCAACAGCCTCACAATCACTGTTCAATATGACCGTAGGAGCTGACAATGCACCAGCTTCACAGGGCTTGTTGATGCCAAAATTGCAGTTCCGTTTCAGAGCATTGTTCTTAAACTTCGGCGTTGGTGGTTCTACACAAGAATTGACAAAACAAGTTATTGACATTGCACGTCCAAACGTAAGTTTTACGGAAATTCCAATTGATGTGTACAACAGTAAAATGTATCTAGCAGGTAAGCATGAGTGGACAACTACTACTGTTAACTTGCGTGACGATGCATCTGGTAGCGTAAGCAAACTAGTAGGTCAACAACTACAGAAACAAATGGACTTTGTTGAACAAGCTAGTGCTGCAAGTGGACAAGACTATAAGTTCCAAATCAATTATGAAGTATTAGACGGTGGTAACGGTGTGTTACAACCTAATGTCTTAGAAACATGGGAACTTTATGGTTGCTTCATTCAAGCTGCAAACTACAATAACATGAACTATTCAACAAACGAACCAGCAACAGTTAGTTTGACAATTCGTTATGATAACGCAATTCAAGCTCCACTTGGTTCAGGTATTGGTACAAGTGTTGGTCGTGCTTTTGGTGGCTCATCAGTTACTGGTATCGGCAGAAACGGATAATAAATGTCTGGATTCTTTCAGAATCTTTTATCTGATGCCGCAAAAGGCTTCTTTGGGACAACTTACTTGCGTGATTATCAACATGCAAGTAAGACCTTTAGAACCAATGGTTACGCATACTCACCAAAACTCAAGTTCTTATTTCATGTCTATTTTGAAATCAACGAACAATATATTTCATCAACCAAAGATTGGCCAGCAGACCATAACTTTGGTTTGTTAGTAAAGTCAATTCAATTACCTAAATATTCATTTGATCTATCAGTATTAAATCAATACAACCGTAAACGTATCGTTCAGACCAAGATCAAATATGACCCTGTACAGATCACATTCCATGATGATAACGCAAGTTTGATTCGTAAATTGTGGTATACATACTACACTTACCATTATAAAGATGGTACATACACAGACCAATCTGAACAAAAGGCTGCTGCACAATCAGGCGGCGCATCATCTCCTAACATAAATCTAAATGATCGTACTATCTATAAAAACAACTTAGAAGGTCAGTTAGATTGGGGCTATATAGGTGAAGGTCAATTGCCACCTTCAATTACAGCCGGTGTCGAAAGCGGCACAAATAAGATTCCATTCTTTAAAGCTATTAACATTTATGGCTTTAATCAACACAATTTTGCTTTGTATAGATTGATTAACCCTGTTATTGAAAGTTTTGGTCATGATACTTATGACTATAGTAACAACAATAGCGGTATGGAAAATCAAATGACCATTCAATACGAAACGGTAAAGTATTATGAAGGTGCATTAGATGGCAAGACTCCTGGTAGCACGGTGAAGAACTTTGGAGATCCTGCACATTATGACACTACTCCTAGCCCAATCGCACAACCAGGTAGTAATAGTACTATTATGGGTCAAGGCGGCTT